CCTTAAAGGTTACAAGGAATACAGAGAACCTTTTCTTGGTGGTGGTTCTGTAGCACTGGAGGTTACTAAACGATATCCTCGTTTGGATATTTGGGTCAACGATCTTTACGAACCACTCTATAACTTCTGGCGAGAACTGCAGGACCACGGCAATGAAATTACGGACATACTCCTCCAACTTAAACAAAGGCACTGTGACCATACTTCCGCCAAGGAATTGTTTTTACAATCTAAAGCGTATCTATCAGGTTCTGCAACAGAGAAAACCTACCCTCCGTACACTGAGGACATTTGGCGTGCGGTTTCTTTCTACGTTGTTAACAAGTGTAGTTTTTCTGGTCTTACTGAGTCTTCGTCATTCTCCAAACAAGCAAGTGATCAAAACTTCTCCCTCGCAGGGATCGAACGATTACGTGACTATCAAAAACTGATTGGCAACTGGAAAATTACTAACCTGTCTTATGAACAACTCCTTAGCGATTGCAAGCAGACATTCACTTACCTCGACCCCCCATACGAGATTGGATCTAATCTATATGGGAAACGGGGGAATATGCATAGCGGGTTCAACCATGACCATTTTGCTGTCAAGTGTGATCGGTTTGTTGGTCCTCAACTTATATCTTATAACTCGTCTCAACTCATTCGTGAGAGGTTTAAAGAATACCAAGCAGCAGAGTTCGCACACACCTACACCATGAGGAGTGTAGGAACTTACAACACTGATCAAGCAGATCGTAAAGAACTAGTCTTAACTAACTATGAAATGCGAAGTTAAATTATTCAAAGCAGGCACTGTCTTCACTGAAGAAGTGATTGCTCGTGACTACCAGGATGCCCGTAAGGTTGCACTTGCCCGCAATCCTGGTGCAACTGTGGTGGGCGTGAATGCGAAGTTCTAAACTATGGAGACTCTGGTGTAAGGCACTAGGAGAAAAGTATGGACGAAATGACCGAGAAGCAGATACTATTGCTTGCATACGCACCCTTATTTTTGTTAGTTACTTGGTCACTAACACTTTTATTATATCTGGAGTAATCAGACACTGGAATGACGTACCAACTCAAAGACTACCTGTACAGCATCAATCAATCTAAAAAGAATATCCTAGATGGTGATCCTGATGCTGAGCGAGGGTATCCTCCTTACATTGTTAATAGGTGCCTCTCTTCTTTCACTGATACTATCTTGTTTGTCAATGAGATGAACAAATATCCAAATCTACCAAAGAAGTTACAGTATGACTTTTTGCTAAATAGTGTGAAACCAAGGAAACGTTTCTCTCCTTGGGCAAGAAAAGATTCTATTGATTGCCTTGAGTTGGTCAAAGAGTATTATGGTTATAATGACGATAAAGCTCTACAAGCACTCAGGATTCTCACCAAGGATCAACTAGATAATATTAAGAAAGCATTGAGTAAAGGTGGTAAACATGAGCGGTGAAATTGAGATCCAGTGGCGACAGACTGACATGGTTGAAGTCGTCCTGAATGAACCAGATGATTTCCTCAAGGTGAGAGAAACACTGACTAGGATTGGTGTTGCATCACGTAAAGAAAGAAAGATCTACCAGTCTTGTCACATCCTGCATAAGCAGGGCAAGTATTATATTGTACACTTCAAAGAGTTGTTTGCCCTAGATGGTAAGAAAACAAATCTCTCGCAGAATGATGTACAACGTCGCAACCGTATTGTTCAACTGTTAGTTGACTGGGGTCTTGTTAGTATTTGTGCATTGAGTCAAGAGAAGATTGCAGATCTTGCTCCTCTTAATCAGATTAAAGTTCTTTCTTTCAAAGAAAAAGGTGAATGGACGCTTGAGAGCAAATACAACATCGGGCGAAAGAAACAAGAAGGTGAATAAACCGTAAGTTTTAATACGGTTCTCCCATATTAAAGGTTTAGTGTTAAACGTTAAATAAGAATGTGATGCCTTATGGGTCACATGTAAACGTCGCTTTTAAAGGACAATGGTAACATTTAACTGGGAAACATATACTCCATTCACATTGGGATTTGATGAAACATTCAACAGACTTGAAGCTCTTGCAGGATCAAGAGATAACTATCCTCCACACAATGTCGTTAATGGATCTGATGGTAGAACCATATTGGAACTCGCTCTTGCGGGATTTTCAAGAGGAGATATTGAAGTGGAGACAGAACGGAATGTCTTAACAGTCTCTGCTCGCAAAGCACCAGCAGATAAAGAAAGAGAATACTCGCACAAAGGAATTTCATATAGAACATTCTCACGTAACTGGCAAATGGCAGATGATGTAGAGGTTGAGAGTGTAGACTTTGAAGACGGTCTACTGACAATTACATTGAAGAAAGAATTGCCAGAAAAACAGAAGCGTAAGAAGCACTTCTAAATATATTATATCGTCGCCGCATAGGGAGCACCTGGCAAAATCCAGGTTGACTCCCTTCTTTTTTGGTGGTATACTTTAATTAAACTCTTAAAACTATGGCAGTATCTATCGTTACTCTAAAGACGGGAGATCGCATCATTACTGAGCTGAAAGAGATTTTTGATGAAGAGGGAGATAACAAAAAGGGTATCTGTCTCCTAATGGAAGATCCTTACATTCTGAGTCTTGATGGAGCTACTCCTCAATACTTAACTGAATCACATGGTATGGAATATCAAGTTCGTTTCAGTAAGTGGAATCCATATTCTACTGACTGGCAATTTAAAATTCCATATGATAGTGTGATGACTATCAGCAATCCAGAACCAGGACTGGAACAAGCCTGGAAACAAAAACTCATTGAGAAAAAGGAACTAGAAAATGACGGAACAATTGAAGACGAATCATAATATTCGTGTTGTAAATCTTACAACTGGTGAGAACGTTCTTTGTATGTTTGGCGAAGTTCGTGGAGATGAAGAAAAAGTAATTGGATATCGTATGCTTTATCCTTATACTTTGACACTAGGAACTGAAAATGAAGATGGTACTATTCCAATTTCTTACACTCGTTGGTGTCCTTTCTCTCCAGTAGAAGAACATCGTCTTGGTGGAGAACATATCATTAGTGTTGTTTATCCAGATAATGGTATTGTAGAAAACTTTGCAAATAGACTTCGCGAAGTTGGTTTGACCGATGAACAAATTTTCTTCCCTCAGGAGGCACCAAGTGGAACTGAAAGCGAATCTGCTGAAGCTAGCGAATGAATGGATTATTGCTCAGGTAGAACCAGTTGAGGGTGACACTTTGCCAGGTGACCCTGATGTGTGGATGGTAGAACCCTATGTGGTAGACTGTGAAGGTCAGATTGAACCATGGGCACCACATGCTGCCGAGCGTGAGTTTAATGTCAGGTCTTCGGACTTGACTGTTGTGACTAACCCCAGCAAGCAACTGCTTGCTCGTTATATTGAATGTCTTGAATGAAGTTTTACACTAGTGTTGAGCAAGCAGGCAATCGTCTGCTTGTACGTGGTTATGAGAATGGCAATCGTTTCAGCGTCAGGGTTCCTTTCAACCCTACGCTGTATTTGCCTACAAAGAATTATTCAGAATGGCGTACACTAGAGGGCAACTGTGTGGAACCACATCAGTTTGGTTCTATCAGAGAAGCTCGTGAATTTGTAAAACAATACAAGGAAGTTCCTGAGTTTGAAATCTATGGCAACTCTAGATTCTTATACCAATACATTGCTGAACAACACCCCGAGGAAGAACTCAAGTTTGATTCCAGTAAGATCCGTGTATTCACAATTGACATTGAGACCGCAGCAGAAAACGGTTTTCCTGATATTGAGTCTGCCGATCAGGAAATCCTTGCCATCTCAATCAAGGATAGTTTCACTGGTAGGATTACTGTGTTCGGAGCGAGAGCATTCAATAACAAAGATCCCATGGTGGACTACATGCATTTCCGATCAGAAGAAAGCATGTTGGGCGCATTCCTTGAATACTGGCAGGAAAATTACCCTGACGTAATTACTGGGTGGAACGTGCAGTTGTTTGATATGCCGTACATCCATAATCGTATTGATCGTATTCTTGGTGAGAAGTTTGTAAAACTGTTGTCGCCATGGAAACTTGTATCACAACGTGAGATCTATATCAAAGGTCGTAAGCAACAAGCTATTGATACCCTTGGTATTTCTTGTCTTGACTACCTTGAATTGTATAAGAAGTTTACTTATACTAACCAAGAGTCTTACCGTTTGGATCACATCTGTTCCGTTGAACTGGGTGAGAAAAAACTAGATCACTCTGAGTTTGATACGTTCAAGGAGTTCTACGAAAACGACTGGCAGAAGTTCATTGAGTACAACATCCACGACGTTCGCCTGGTGGACAAACTGGATGACAAGATGAAACTGATTGATCTGGCATACACCATGGCATACGATGCTAAGGTGAATTATGAAGATGTGTTTAGTCAGGTTCGTATGTGGGATAACTACATTTATTGCGAACTATTAAAGCGTAAGATTGCAATCCCTCCTAAGAAGGAGAGTGCTACTAAAACTGAGAAGTATGCAGGTGCTTATGTTAAGGAACCGATCCCAGGATTCTATGATTGGGTGGTCAGTTTTGACCTTAACAGTCTGTATCCTCACCTTATTATGCAGTACAATATCTCACCAGAGACGCTCCAGGATACCAGACATTCATCAGTCACCGTTGATAAAATACTTGAGAAGCAAGTAGAGATTGATGGTGAGTTTGCTGTGTGTGCCAATGGCGCACAGTATCGTAAGGATAAGCATGGGTTTCTTCCTCAGATGATGAAGAAGATGTATGACTCTCGTGTCATCTTCAAGAAGAAGATGATCAAGGCAAAGCAACAGTATGAGAAAACTCCCACTGTTGAACTCATGAAAGAGATTGCCCGTTGCAACAATATTCAGATGGCAAAGAAGATCTCTTTGAACTCTGCTTATGGTGCCATCGGTAATGAACACTTCCGTTATTATCGTCTAGCTAACGCTGAAGCAATCACGTTGAGTGGTCAGGTTTCAATCCGTTGGATTGAAAACCGTATGAACGAATACCTAAATAAATTGCTCTCCACTGAAAAGGAGGATTATGTCATTGCATCCGACACTGACAGTATCTATCTTAACCTTGGACCTCTTGTTAATAAATTTCTTAGTTCTAAGTCTGGCGACAAAGCAGCAGTTGTGGCGCTACTTGACAAGATCTGCCAAGAGAAACTGGAACCTTTTATTGAACGTTCATATCAAGAACTTGCGGATTACGTTTCGGCATATGACCAAAAGATGAGCATGAAGCGAGAGAACATCGCTGATCGTGGTATCTGGACTGCTAAAAAACGTTACATTCTTAATGTTTGGGACAGTGAGGGTGTTAGATACAAAGAACCCAAGATGAAAATCATGGGTCTTGAAACGGCAAGGAGCTCTACTCCTGCGTATTTTAGAGACAAGTTGTATGCAGCGTTTAAGATTATTATCGGCAAAACAAATGATGAACTTATCACTTTCATCAATGATGTGCGAACAGAGACGAGAGAAAGACCTTACGAAGAAGTCGCTTTTCCCAGAGGATGTAACAACCTGGCAAAGTATCGTCACCCAACTGAAATTTACCAGAAAGGAACACCCATTGCAGTAAGGGGTGCTCTCTTGTATAATCATTATGTGAAAAAATACAAGGTAGAAAACAAACATCCTCTCATCCAGGAAGGTGAGAAGATCAAATTCATGTACCTCAAAACACCAAACCCGTTGCATGAGAATGTGATCAGTTTCTTTGGTGAGTTGCCGAAGGGGTT